GCCATTGAACGCGATCAAACCATACACCAATATCATGCCCCTTATAGTGCAGCGTTACAAAGTACTCAGAGCGCTGAGTCTTTTTCTCAATGAAGTCTGTGTTGTCTAAAAGCCATTCATTGTCGATAGCATAATCGCTGTACTCAGTACCGCTGATTAATTTGCCGAACCTAGTTTCCTTTTTAGCTTCGATAAGGGCAGTGTTCGCTACGTTCTGAACCAGTATGTCCTTTGAAGACCCAAACACCTGGATGTCTCCATTGTATGGCTTATCCAAGTGGAAGAAATCAAAGTATGGGTTAGCGATGCTAACAGCATTGCTCAAAAAGAATACCCGTACATCTCGCATTCGAGCAACCGTCTCATACAAGTCCAAGAACTTGCGCACTTCATCCTTGAGATAATGATACGTACCAGTATTATCAATGATAAACTCGTCAAAGATAATCACTTTGACGTTCGGGAAAGCATCAGACTTCAAAATGCTGGCAGTACTGAGAGGTTGAGCATACCCCATGATATTGTCATTGCAAGTGAGAATGTTGCTGCTGGCTTTAAGCTCGTCATCAGGAAACTCGTTCTTCACTGCATTGAACAGACGCCCATTGCGCGTTTTAGTAAGGTTCTCCAACTCGCTGCTGATACGACGAACGTACAGCATTTCCCAAGGCTCACCTTTTTTAACGGCCTTCTTGTGCTGCTCGATGCAGAACTTCAAGCATCCGTAGGTTTTACCTGCACCACGATTTCCGATGATGAAGTTGAACAGACAGTTGTAGCTCCAAGGCTTCATAATGTCCCAGTAGAAGTTGCTCATTGCACATGCTCCACAATTTACTCGTATCTCAGAAACCCATCCCAGCCCTGAGGACTACCGTATGTGTAATACTCGTTATGGCTAGTAACGTAGATGCCGCTCTTCGTGCTGCCAGCGTTAACATCTTGATTGTTGCCGATGTACATTTGCGTGTGATGACCAGTGTTCAGCATTATGTCACCACGTCTAAGCATCGAGGCGGGAAGCCTTCTGTTGGCAGGGGCAGGGTGCCAGGTGAATCCCGCTGCTGTGAAGTACTCTATCATGTTGCCCGTGTAAACGCCTGTTCCACCACCGATGTTGAAACCAGCTTGGCGCATTGCCGAGGTCATGAACGACGAGCAATCGTAACTAGGCCCCCATCGAATGCTCTGCGAGTATCCATGGGAATCATCGTTGGCGATGGCGATGGCCCATTGGACACCCTTCTCCACGTTGGCATTTGGTGCAGCAGCTCCGCTGCCGCCTTGCAGACCGCCAGTGACGCCTTGAATGACGGATACGATTCTGTCGAGCAGCGTATAGCTATGGTTCAAGCGATTTACCGCGAAGTTAAGATTGGGCGCTGTTCCCCAGAATGACGGCATATCTCCTCCTAATCGCTCGTGGCCTCGAACGTGCCAGTTCCCAGCTCATCGTTGTAGAACTTTGAGGCTATATTATAGGAAAGTCCGTTCAAACGCAATTCACCAGTGAGATCTCCAGCAACAAAAACATTGCCAGACGTGCCGATGTTCAATGTTTCTAGAGACCCGTTGCACCACACCGGGAGGTATACAGCACGAGTTGGGCATTCGTGCTCATCCAGTGTGAAGATAGTTCCAGTATGACCAGCGGGAATTTGTAGAATAGATGTGAACAGCACCTGGTTGTCCATGGTGAGCAGCACAGTCGTGGAGTCTGCGGTCACGCCCTCCGCAAGCTCGATGTTGTCAATCCTCGCGTACTTCGTGTAGCCCATTGAAGTTCCTTTCTACGAAAGCCTCCCCTGCGCCGCTGGGGCTAACAGGGGAGGCGGTGCGATGCCTAGCCTAGATTGCGCTCACAGGCAGGTCAGGCCCAAAGCCGTCGGCAGTATCTTTCACCTGCAACCTCCGAATCGGCAGAGAGCGATTGAATCAAGGCCGCTGTCGCGATTCGGAGTATACGCCTACTTGCGCGTAATGTCAACACGGTAGTTCTCATCTTCCACCGTGATCGTGGGGAGTGGAGCGGTATCGTCGGCGTCGCCACGATTTCCGCGAGCGTATGCCCGCCACTGGTCGGGGCCTCCGTAGAAGATATTCACGTCCAGCTTCCCGCTGTATCCCCTCACCTGGCCGTCGCTGGCGAACTGCCACGCGCACATGAGGCCGTCCACCTTCGGGCGCTCGGGAAGAGTCCACTCGATGGAGGGTCGCAGCACGTTGGGGTACCTCGCCACCCAGCGGTCGCAATGACGGTTCACCGTTCCCTGGTCGAACCGCCATGCGTTCGCGTACACCCAGCACCATACGCGCGTCTTATCGTAGACCCGTTGCAGGAACTTGTTCACCCACTCGACGCTCTGATCTTCCTCCCAGTCCAGAACGGGGATGCCCTCTCCGAAGTAGTTCCAGCACGAGGATACGAAGAAGTCCGCTTCCGCCACGGCGTCGTTGTTGCGGGCGTAGTGGTAGAATCCCCAGGGGAGTCCAGCCTTTCGGCAGAGCTGCACCACTCGGTCGCACTCGGGGTTGACATAGGTCTTTCCCTCCGTGGCCTTGGTGATGCAGAACTCCACCTGGGGCAGCTTCGTCGGGTCGATCTTGCCCTGGTGGGAGGACACGTCGATTCCTCGCATAGTTGCCATGGGTACTCCTAACGGACACCGTAGATCGGCCAGAAGCACGGGCCGATGTTGAAGTAGGTGCGGGTGGTGGTGTCGCGTGCACTGTGGGTCATCAGAATGACGCCATCAGTCTGGTAGGTGACATAGCCGACTGCCTCGCCACCCGAACTCAACACCGTGGTCTGGTTGTAGGCGGGTCGAATATTGTTCGGAAGAGTACCGATGTTCTTATCGCCGCCAGCATCGCTGACATTTGTAATTTTATAACCAGGCATGAACACGAAGCCGTTCTTCAGATAGTACGTTTTCTTGTCCCATTTACCGAAGTCGGAAGTGAACGAGTTGATGTAGCCAGCGGTATTGGCGCTGCCGAGAATCGAGCTGACCATCTTAGCGGCCCAGACGGCATAGCCAGTGTTGTTGGGATGCACATTGTCGCTTGTATAGAAGTCGTAACGTCCAAGCAGCCAGGTATAGCTGTCCTCGTCCATTTTCACTCGCGGAATAGCGGCCTTGTTGATCTGATCGCAAATCTCCACAGTCGCATCGTAGGCGTCGTAAGTGAACAAAGCCTTGTCCCAGATCATGGGGATGACGTAGATGACGGCATTCGGGAACAGGTCGCTGGCCTTCTTAGCGCAGAGGGTCGCGGCGGCACCGATCTGCTTGGAAGTAGACCCATGAGAAACATCGGTGGAAGTGCCAGGTAGCACAACCATGGCTGTATTCTCGCGCTGGTTCTGCGTCATCGCGTCGTAGGCATTCTGCACCTGGGTGATATAAGGTGTGTTAGCGGTAGTCCCCCAAATCCATCCCGTTGCACCGACGCCGTAATTGAACTCGGTCATACCCATGGCATTGCAGAATACCGTTGAGACTCGCTTGGTTCTAGGGTCTGCGCCTACGCCAGTAGTGAACGAATCTCCAACCCATACGCAGTTCTTGCCCTTGTACAGGGAGAGAATGTTCTGCTGGTTCACAGCGGCGATCGCGGCGCTCAAATCAGAGCGCAGTTCCGTATCGGCCGCTTTTCGCGCCGTCTCCTCGCCCTCGATGAGCTGTTGCAGAGCCGTGTCCGCGCTGGCGCGGGCTGCGGCCTCGTCTGCGATGGCCTGTGTGTTGGCCTCGATGCCGTCGGCGTTCTGGGTGATGCGCCCGTCGTAGCGCTTTACCTCCTCGCGGTACGCCTCGATCTGGGCGTTCCAGTTTCCCGTCTCCAACCAGTACTTGGTATCGTTGATATCCACACCAGTAGGGACGTACTGTGTGGACGTGAACGAGTTGCCCTGATGCAGCACGATGGTCAGCGGCTCGTACCCTCTGGTGTTATCCCACTCCGCAGGGTCGGCGAAAACGGGTACGTACCGTGCGCCGATGTACTCCCGCACACCGCTGTAGTCGGTGGCGGGAGGGGTCGTAACGTTGTCTGCCATTTAAGGCTCCTTCCTATTCTCCATGCTTCTTCTCGAAATCCTCGATGGTGTCAAGACGCTTTGCAATTCCATCGAGAGTAGTGTCGATCTTAGTGAGAGTAATTGTAAGGTCTTTGATAGTGCGGTCATAGAAATAGAACATAGCACCACAGGCAACAATAGGAAAACCCACAGTGCTAATTGCCTGAACAATCTCGTTCACCTCTATTCACCTCCGATCTGCGGTCTCGTGTTGCCGGTCTGGACGGGGCTTCCGTGGGGTTTCTCCCCAGCCGTCTCTGGTTGTTGGAACACGTGGTGGACGGAGTCCACATCCCATCGCAGGATGAGCCGCCCGTAGTTGGCGTCCCCGAAGTTCCACCCCGTGTCGAAGATAATGTCGTTCCACGAATCTGGCACGTAGGCCACGAAGTAGCCGTCCCGATTCAATCCGAAGAACACCTGCTTCACCACTTTGCGGAAGATGAAGTCCAAGTTCTCCGACACCCATTTCTCCACCTGGGCCTCGTAGTACGGGTCTAGGCCGTGCTCCTGGAAGTCCTTTATCCACGCCTCGATCTCGTCCAGGCGCTTCTGAATCTCCTCCCAGTTGGTGTTCTCCTGGTTGTGAATCTCGATGATCTCGTTTACCTTCGCGACCACTTTGCACAGCAGCTCGTAGTAGGACAGCGAATCGTCGTACACGGCGGGGAGGGCGTGCTGGCACCAGTATCGCAGGTATCCCTTGCCGTTCCCCGTGTAGAACGGCTGCATGGAAGTTACCGTCATCAGCTCTCACCAGCTTTCTTGATCTGCTCCATCAGCATCATGTGCATTCGCGGATGCGCCTCGCAGAGCCATTCCATATGCTCGTCCATGATCTCGATGATCTCGGCGACGGGGCACATCGCAGCCGCCTTCACGAAGGCCGAGGCATCTTCGCTGGCGACGATCTTCTCATGACGAGGCTCGCCATCCTCCCCAAGGTACTCGTGCAGGTGCTTCTCCAACTTGAACATAGTTACGAGCTTCTCTGCGATGCTGTACGACAGCGGTGATTGGAGCAGTGAGTCGATCTCCTCGCGAATCTTCCCGATGGTGATCTCGGCCATATCAGCTCTCCTTCCCGTAGATAGCGGCCAGCTCGTCCTGCACGTCAGCGATGGCCTCCATGTCGTAGCACACCTGCTCCAACTTGGAGCGAAGCCCTTCCGCGACCTTAAGTTCGCGGGCCTGGGAGGCCATCATATCAGATACCTTCTGGATGCACAAGGGGTCTTCGAGTTCTCCCAGCGCCTCATCGTAGGCGTCGTGAACCTCTCGCTCCCATCGGCACCAGTCGTTCATGACCGTGCGCACGTCCTCCTGGGCGACGGAATATTCCAGCGATGCCCGCTGGTTCTCGCCCAAGTCCTGGTACTCTAATGGCATCGAGTAGTCCGTCTCCACATAGGCGTTCCACGGAACCTCTCCCAGCTCAACGATGCACCAGCGTCGAATCTCGCGCATATCCTCGGACTCGTCGCGGAAGCGCTGTTCCTGCAACAGGGCGAGGCCGCGCATCCCCGCGAGCCACATCCAGTCGGCCCACGTGCTGTGCCTCATCATCCCTGCGGCCTGCTTGTTCGCAAGCCCGCTCATAATATCTCGGCTGGCTCCCATGCTAGATCTTCTCCACTACGACGCCGACGTTGTTCACCAGCGCCGCAACGCCAGTGAGGCGAAGCGTCAGCGTGGAGCTGGAATCGCAGCACTTGTTGCGAATCAGCCCAGGGAACGAGAGGTTGGCGGTAGCGCCAGCCGTCAAGGTCTCGGAGGCCGTGGCACCTGCAAGGGGAACGCCGTTCACGAGAGCTGTAACGGTGACGGTTCCAGCGTCGGGCGCGGTAACACCGTTGTAGTTAACGCCGTCGATGGCCCGCTGGGTCTCGCAACAGCACTGCTGCGCTGCCGCGCGGTTCTCGGCGATCTGCGCGGAGAGGGTCGCCGTGGAGGTGCACATATCGCGCTGGTTCTGGAACGCGAACTGGGATTGCTGGTCGAAGCCGCGACCCACCGCGTTCTCCAACTGGGTGAAGTTGTTGGCGTTGCAGAGGGCGCTCTCGGTCACAGGCTCGCCGCCGCGATTGCCGCCCCAGCCGAAGCCCCCGTTGCCGATCAGGGCGAACAGGATGATGAGGGCCATCCAGCCTCCATCGCCTCCCCATCCGCTTCCGTCGTTGCGGCTCACTGCCGCGAAGTCGGCGGGAGAGAAACCGCTGTCCATGTCGTTCTCCTTTCAGTAGGATTGCATTCTATCCAAACAGGCCTCTGACCTGATTGAAGTCTATTCCGTTATCCCTGGCGATCTGCTCGGGAGACTTGCCCTGGTTGCGCTCGGCGAACTCTCGGAACTGCAGGTTCTCCTTCATGAGCTGCTGGGCGAACGCCGCAGGGCCTCCCTGCGCGGAGCGGGCCATCCCGATGAGGTCGAACAGCGAGCCTCCGCGAGTCGGCTGCTGCGGCGCGCTACTGGGAAACAGACTGCTCGTCATGATGGAGCGCTCCCTTCAATTCCTCGATCTGCTGGGCAAGTTCCATCAGCTCTCCCCTGGTGGCCCAGCCTTCCTGTCCGCTGGGCTGCTCGTCCACGGGCACGAAGCGGAACGTGCGGATGGTCGGGAAGCCAGCGCCGTCCGTGGTCTTGACGTAGAACACGTCCTCGTTGCCGTCGAACAGCGGCATGGAGCTGTTCGGCGGGAGCTGGTACATCTTGGCCCCGTCCAATCCGGTCACCCTGACAAGGCCCTCGACGGGCTTCTGATAAGAGGGCTGCGGGTAGGTCGGCTGCGGATACGCTCCTCCCCATGGCTGCTGGTACGGCTGGTACATACTCGTCATCTTAAAGTCCTTCCTCTAGGTTCCGCTGCCACTATATCACTCGGACGGCTTCTCTTGCAAGGACGTTTCCGAGCCGTTGCCATCCTCTCCCAGGGTGACGATCTTATCCGTAAGTTCCTGGAAGTCCTCGCGGTAGTCGCACTCGACGTGAAGCTCTGGGAACATCCGATTGATCTGGTCGCAAGCCTGACGGCGCATTTCCAGTCGCGAGTAACGTGACGCCACAGTGCCGCCCAGGTTTCTCGTCACCTCGTCGGTAATCATGCGCTCCTTCTTGGTGACGTTGATGTTGCTGATGCCCAGATATGTCAGAACCTCGTTCCAAATCTGTGACTTGAGCTGGTACAGCTCTGGTGCGACGAACGGCGCATCCGTCTTCAGCACCTCCAAAGCGTTCATGTCGATGTTCGGGTCTGCGAAGATGAACGGCTCGTTGCCCTCGTACTTGGCGTACAGGTTCTTCATGGTCAGGCGCTGCTTCTCCGAGGCGCGCACGATGATCGGCGTCTTCTGCGCGTTCACGTTCACATCGATTGCCATGTCCAGGTTGTACAGGCGCTTCGCGAACAGCATGACGGTTCCAGCGGAGTTCATGCGCAGGAAGTTGTTCCAGATCACCACGCTGTTGCTCTCATCGAGATCGCTGTTGTTGTACCCGTTGGACGCGAACGCCTGTCTCTTCAACGGTGTGTTGTACACGTCCCACATCCCGATCAGGTTGCACCTCATCCCCAGATAGCCCATCACCTCGTCCTTGAAGAACACGGCACGCCCGTCCGTGAACAGGGCCAGCTCCAGAAATCGCGGGTCTACCGTGTCGGGAAGGCCCTTCCACTCGAACATCGATACGCTCAACTCGATCAGGCGGTTGAAGTATTCATGATAGTCCAGGGAGTTATCCCAGAGGGAACCCCAGAACTCGTTGTTGGAGACGTTGTTCAGGTTAGGGGTCTTGGGCAGCGTGTCGCCGCCCTGGTTCCTGCTTCTGCCTCGATTGCCCATTCTCAACTCCTAAGAGGGAGGGCGGCGAGCGCCCTCCCAGTTCCATCTTCTAGGCGACGGTGATATCGGCGCTTCCACTCTTCGTGTCATCGAACGTGGACGTGGCGGTGATGGTGATCTTGCCAGGGGACGCGTCGGCGGCGATCTTCACGTTGCCGTCGATATCCACGGTAGCCGAATCGCTGGAAGAACTCCACGTTACCGACTTCGGGGCGAAGTTCGCGGTGTCAACGGTCGCGGTGAGCGCCACGGTCTGGCCCGCAGCGGTGGTGACGGCGGCAGGGGAGACGGTCACGGAGACCACGGACGGAGTGCCGGGGATGAAGGCCACGCTGTTGGCGAACGGCGACACGCTGACGATCTTCCAGGCATGGAGGAAGTAGTTCCAATACAGGCCCTGGGGGTTGTAAATGTCGGAGAACTCGATCAGGTTGTCGTAGAGCATGAACCAGTCGATATCCAGCAGCACTGCGGGAATCTTCTGGACGGCTGCGATCTCGGTCTCGGTGAGCGGGCGGTAGTTCGGGTCATCCTCGAAGAGCAGGGCCAGGCGCTTCTGGTCGAGCTTTCCGAAACCATCCACCAGGACGGTATGGCCCGAGAATTCGGCCTTGTCCATATTGAAGGCAGCGGCCAGCACATCGATGTTCACGGCAGCGTCGAAGTCGCCCGTCATGATGAGGTACTGGTTCTCCTTCATCGTGTAGTTGTGCACGCCCGCGAGGTTGTAGTCGGGTGACATGAACTCCAAGTTGTTGGAGATGCCCTTGATCTTCTTCACGATCTTCCCCATGTCGGCATCGGTAACGGCCGGGATGGTCTCGGGGTACAGATGGCCGTCCACAAGATGGCGGGCAATGTTGTACTTGAACACCAGGAACTCATCGTAGTTCATACCAGAGTACATGGCCTCGATGATCTTGGTGATGAGGTCGTTCAGACCCTCCACGGAGAGGAACGCCTGACGGAGCTGCGCCTGGGTGACGGTGCTCTTGTACATCTTCTGGTAGTTCAGCACATGGAATGCCGCGCGAACGTCGGGGGTCTCCCGCTTGAACACCTCCTTCTCGGCGACCGCGGGGTCGAACTCGAAGGGTCGGGCGATGTTGACGAAGATCTCCTCGATGGCCTCGCCGAACCCCATGAGGCCCTTCTTGAACATCTGCCAGGGGCTCTCGTACATCTTCGATGTGATGATGACCATGCCGATGCGGTTCACGAGCGACGTCAGGAACTCGTTCTGCAGTGCCTGCATGGCCATGATGATCGCGCCGATCTCTCGGATGCTGGACTCGTCCACGGCCACGGGCACGTAGTCGCGGTAGTTGGCCGAGGCCGTGTTTCGGATGGCGTTCAGCACATCGATGGTGCTGGCCTCCAAGGTCTGGGGTTCTGGACGGTTCGCCATTGCTTCTGTTCCTTTCTATTAGTTGAACAAGTCCTCGATGGTGATGCGCTTGCCGCGCTCCTCCGCCGATTCTCCGTTGCCGCCGCTGTCGGCGGGCGCGCCAGTGTTGCCCCCGTCGGACGTGAAGAAGCGGTGGCGGTACCGCTCCTTCCACTTGCGGTCGTTCTCGTAGTAGCGCTGCTCCCAGTCCTCGCCGCCGCCGTTGGCCCGCTGCTCCAAGTCGTTGTAGGTGTCTGTCATGTCCTCCAACCACTGGATATCCTCTTCGCTGGTGCTGTCGGTCAGGTGGGAGTCCAGGCGCTCGAAGAACTCGTCGCGTCCCAGCACTGCCATTTCATCCTCCTTACTGCCATAGCCCGATGAACAAGGTGTTCAGTTCGTCCAATATCTGCTCGTCAATATTAACACGCTTGCCCATGAGTTTCAAGAACAATTCCATTGGAGATTTGGTGTAGCCGAACTCGTGCCAGTCTCGCGTTCCGTCCTCGTCGTTGTCCATGACGTTCACGTTCCTGGCGGTGTGCTTGCGGGAGGTGTCCTCCGCCGTCGTGCCCCTGTCCGTGCTGGTGTCGCTCGTGGTGGAGTCCCCCTCGTCGAACGTGACGTTGGTGGCGTACCGCATTGCCCTCACGTCGCCCGAGTTCAGCGAGTTCATGGGCGTGTCGTTGAACACGTTCTCGTTGGAGTCGCTGGTGTTGGAGGTGCCGGTATGGCTGCTGTTCACGGCAACGTCCCTGTCGGTGGTCTCCATGGAGTCGATGTTGTCCGTCGTGTTGCGGTCTGTGTCGATGCCCCACTCCTCGTCGTGCCACAGGTTCCTGTCCCAGAAGGGGTTGACCATCTGCTCCAGGGCCTCGTACATCATGTTGTAGTAGGGCATGATCTCCCTCATGGTTCGGCGCATCATGAACGCGAACTGCTCGAACGTCTCGAACCCTATTTCCCGGAAGTAGTACCGCCTGACGATCATGGTGTTCAGCTCGTCCCTGTAGTCCTCTCGGAAGATGGGGTAGCTGTCCAGTCCGCAGCGCTTCCAGAAGCGCGGCCAGTTCCCCTCCTCGTTCGGGAGTCCCAGATCGCGGAGGTGCTGCTCCAACGGGAAGCGGAGCTGGACGGTGTAGAACGACATATCAATCTCCTAACTTGAAGTTGCCGAAGTCCGACGTGGTGTGCCAGAACGTGACGCCGGCGTTCAAACAGGCCTCGATCACGGACAGCTCGGCGGCAGGCGTTCCCCGACCGCCGTCCGTGACCACGCTCCCGGCGGTTGCCCGCAGGGATTTCGGCGCGGCGTTCACGGTCTTGACGTAGTTGTAGCCGTCCCTTCCCGTCATATTCGGAACCTTGACCTTGTTCACGGCATAGCCGAACATATCGAAGAAGTCGTCTATCTGCCGCATGATCTGGGGGATGCATTGGATGCGCTGGGCGTAGACGCCTTGGAGGCCGGACTGGTACATGGTGGAGCCGTTGATATTCCCTCGCGCAGTGGTCGGCTGCTTGTAAGCTGCCATTGCCTCGCTCGCCATATTGGCGGCTTGGCCGATCACGTCGCCAGTTATGGCGTTTCCAGTATCTATTTTGGAAGCTTGCACCGCACCTGAGGCCTTTCCAGGGTCAACGCCCAGAGCGGACAGCTTGCCAGCGGTGCCCGCTATCGACATACCGCCCGAAAGTCCCGCGAGAGCGACGTTCCCCAAAGCTGCGGCGGGCGACAGCTTGAACGAGTTCTGCCCGACCCATGTCTGGAACGCGTTGTTCATCCAGGAACCCAGAGCGCCCATTTCGGTCACGATACCTGCTTCCAAGTACGCGGACACGCCCATGTAATCCTTCACATAGGCCATGCACTGGCAAGCAGGGTTGACTGAGGCCAGGATATTCACTTCGGGAGTCGCACTGCTGCAAAGCTCGTATCGAAGCTCGCTGCTGCTGCCGTTCATGTCCGTCAACTTCAGGAACGTGTACGGATAGCGGTACAGTTTTCTGTTCCTCGGAGTGTACCCGTTCCCGCTTACCCAGTCGGGCGCATCGAACTGCTCCACTGGCAACGCCGTCTGGAACTGGGAGCTATCGGATGTAATAAAGCCGTCCTGGGGCAAAGTGAAGAACGAGGGCACAGTGAAGATAGCCGCCACGCTATCCACACTGCCAGCATAGGAAAGCCCGTTCATAAGCAACTCGAAATTCTCCTTGACGTAGCCGCCGCCCGCATAGTCCAGCTTACAGCAGTAAGCGACGCACCCCTGCGGAACGCCCCTGTACACAGTGGGCTTCACGGGCTTGCCCCAATACCCCGACGGGTTTAACCAGTCATCGACGATGTTCTGGTTCTGCTCTGGATACGCCGACGTCATCACGACGATATACCCGGCATCGAATCGCTTGAACGTCTGATCTGTAACCGTGTACACCAGGTCGAACGCAGGTTCGTCCGTGAACATGGCATCGTTGTCATCGGTGTGCTCGCGCTCGACCATGCAGGCTGGAAGCGACCAGTCCACGCCGTAGAGGAACGTCTGGAAGACGTCCGTCTCCAAGGTAAGCTCGGTGGTGTTGTCGTTGACGTACTCCACGTCGGTCACGAAGCAGTATATCCAGCGGGAGCCGATGGACGGATTGCGGTAGGCGCAGTAGTTCACATGGTAGAGTCTGTCCGCAGGGATGCTCACCTTCAATGTTCGGTTCCTCGCGATGTAGGAGTACCCCGTGGACTGAATGCCGCACATCGACAGAATGTCCGAGTTCTGGGAATCCCTGCTGCCGTACAGCCGAACGTGCTTGTAGCTGTTGTTCCAGGGAACCTGACCCAGGTAGATCACGCCCGAGGGCGAGTAGTTGGACAGCGCCATCTTCTCTCCTTCCTCAAAGACCGCAGGGGCGGGAAGAAGGAACCGCCCCTGGGCATCGTCATGGGCTTGGAACGCGAAAAGCCCCGTGGAGCATGATAGCTCCACGGGGCTTTTGTGTCAAGGGTTGTTTTTTGCGCAGGAACTAATCGATGTTCATGATCATCTCCCTCATGACCCGAAACTCGAACGCCTCCTGCAAGGCGATCTCGTCGTCCCTGCTCATGATGCACATATCACCTATCATTTTCCTCACCGAATCTGTTAAGCCAATCTCCAGCAGAGTGCCCATCACCTCCATCATGTTCTCCGCGAACTTCGCCTTGAGGTACAATTCCAGCGCGTTCATGCAATTGAAATATATCTCCTCATCGACAGTTACGCCGACCTCTGCGACGGGTATCCCGCTCGAGGTCTCGATACATGCGCGATGGTAGTCGCCCTCATAGGGGTGGACGAACTTCACTTCCATCATATGGCGCTCCTCTCTAAATTAGCCAGTCCAACAGGTTGGTTTTAGTCACCCATTGCGTATATTCCTGCGGTGTCGTGGCGGTCATTGCTATGTACACGACAATGAGCCTGACCACATCCTTGAATACTATGATAACAGCGCCGCAGACTATAAGCCCCAGCACTATGTGCCACCACACCATCACGACCTCACTCTCAGCAGCTCGTCAACAAGCCACTTCTGGTATCCGCTGTCCTCCATAGCCTGAAGGTTCTCGAAGATGACGTCCATGAACACGGCGATGGCGCACAGCCGCTCCTTGGACTCCCGCTCGGTCATCCTCTCCCAGACGGCATCGTCGGAGACGGTGGAGATCACCGTTCCATCGTCGCTGCCGACGTGCCATCCGTTGACAGTGCTCCATTTAACTTTCATCTGCACTCCTCCTTCAATGCGTCCATTGCGAAGTTGAGTCGCTGAACTTCCACACCGTAGAGCATGGCGCAAGCCGCCAGATACTCCCTATCGTTCTCGTTGGCGTACTCGCACACAACATCGTCAGTCATTGTGACTAGGACGATGTTCTTGCTCCGCAGCTCCCATGTCTTACGCCCACTGTTGTACCTGACTATCATCACACGCTCCTTATCTGCATCTTGTCCTCCACCAGGACGATTCCGCCCTTCACCCTCTTGGTGTAGAGCTTGCCGTCGTACTCGGCCCCGAAATCGAAGTTCTCCACCGTCACCTGATCGTGGCAGCGGGCGGGCATCCCCGCCACATGGACGGTCAGGGAGTCCGCGCCGACCTCGTGCTCGACGTAGCACTTGGCCCGCAGGAACTTGGCCTGGTCGAAAGTCGATTCGTGCTTCCACTTCCCCAGCTCCACGGCATCCACGTCCAGCTCCTCGGGTATGTCCGTTCCCACGAGGTGGAGGCTGTCCGTGTCGGCGTAGACGAACCTGTCGTAGACCTTCTGTGCCGACGTGACGGTCTTGTACCTGGCGTGGGCCGTTATGAACACGCCCACTGGGAGGTACACGGGCTTGCGCTCCTCCGGCTCCAAGTCCACGTAGCGAACAACATCGTCAACCAGCATGGGCCTTCTCCCTTTCACGGTAGTCCGAGTCGCGAACTTCCCGTAGAGGGAGTTCAGCATCAGTTTGGCGATCTGTCGCTGCCCGGAGTTGCCAGCCTTCGCGGCCTCCACCTTGACGGCGTTCCAATGCCCCACGTAATCCTTGAACATATAGTCGTCGCTCTGGAACTTGTAGCCGCCAGTCCAGTGTACGTCCTTGACGTCGTACTGCTGACAGATCAAGTCCCAGTCGATGGAGCTTACCGTGAACGTCACCTCGCCGCAACTGTCCTCGATGTAGTCGGTTGGCTTGAACCTCATGTTCTTCTTGAGCTGTATGCAGGGGATGTGGTCTGGCTTGATCTTGAAGCGGCACGTCACCTGCGCCACCCAGAGATCGAACCTCTTGTCGGGCACGTACTCCCCGCTGAACCAGACGGCGTTCCCGTGCGGGAGGCGCTGTCCGTCGCACGATGCCATTACCGAGGGGTACAGGCTGTTCACGTCGAACACGATTCCGTCCCCGAGCGTCTGGCCCTGGAACTTCGGGTTGACGTAAGTGAACCCTCCGCGATAGGCCATGCGGATGAAAGCGTCCACCTCCGGCTCGAGCTCCGGGTACACCCTGCGGAACTTCCTCGCACCGCCCAAAGACTGCTTGTAGTTGTAGAGGGCGTTGGAGCCGGCCGTCATCTTGGTCAGCCTCTCCTTCAGGAACGTGTCCATGACCATGGCCGTTATCTGCACATCGTTCCTGATGTACGCCCTCTCCTCGTCCGTCAGCTCGTGCCCGACCTCGCGCTTGGCCGTGTAGTCGATCGAGCCTTTCAGAATGGGGAGGTTGTACGCCTTCGCCATGGCGGAGACCGACAATGGAACGATCTTCAGCGAGTCGTAGATTCTCACCTTGAACCCAGGCGAGAAGTACAACGTTATGCAATACACCTGATTCATGTCGCTTATGAGCGTCGTGTAGTGCTTCGCGGGAACCTTCCTGTCCTCATCGTGCCATATCCAATCGTGGCGCTCCAACCAATCGATGATGAAGTAGCCGTCGAACCCGAGATTGTGGAAGTACAGCTGGCAGTTCGCGTTCTCCTCGCACCACGCCATGAAGCCCTCCATGGAGTTGCCGTAGACGATGTTCTCGGGGTCGCCGATCTCGCACACAGCGAAGGCCCACACACGGCAATCGTCCAGATCGGTGGTGGTCTCGAAATCCGCAGTGTACGATCTCATAGCCAGCCCCTCGTACCACTCGTCGAAGTCAACGAGATTGAAGGAGCCTTCAAAGTACTCGCTCTCTCTTTCACTCATCTGTACCCCCCTTTGTAAACCTTTCCGTTATATTCAATTCCAAGATGCTTGTACTCCATCTCGTCCCAGAACATTTGAATGTTTCTGTGTCTGGTCAATTCAGGAATACTCCTGTAAACAGACTTATTGTCAGGGTAGATGTACTCTATCTGCGCCTCATCGTAACCAATATCAAGAATCTCCCTCAGGGTATCAGGCTCCTCTAGAAGGAATCTCTTGAGAATGCGGTTAACGCCTTCCTTTGCAACGACAGCGTACTCGTTCCAAGCAGCGGAGTAATTCTGCCAGTACGACGATGGCGACTCTTTGGAGCGCATTTTCACCAAGTCGCTCAAGTCCTCGGGTGTGCGGTAATCGCCCTTCAACCCCGAGACGTTCACCTGATCGACGGCCCTGGCGGCCTCCTTCTCTTCCATGTCATCGAGTCCGATCTTGTCCGCGACCCTTGCCCGCGCCCTGTTGATGGCCCTCTTGTTCGTGGCTATCTCGCGGTCTATCCAATTGACGTTCCCCGTCTCGGGATTGATCTCCTGCGCCCCTGGCCGGACGCTCGCCCGGAACCGTTGGAGCATGGATGGACGGCGCTTCTCGTCGCCCTTGTATCCCACGAGCCTTCGGAAATCGTTGGTGTTGTTGATGAGTTCGCTAACCTGCTCCACGGTGATCTTCTCGGGAAGACCAGCCGTGGAGCCGTACTTCCTCGCTAGCCGATCAACGTTTCGGTTGAAGACCCTGACTTCTTCCCTGATTCGGAGAAGCTGCCTTGCTGTCGCGACCCATCCTGCCATTTCTTCTCATCCTTACCGTAGAAGCAATCTACTATAACGCATAACTCCTCTGGCGAGTTGAAGTCTAGTTCACTAATCTCGTCCACCACGTAGAACCCGCGCGTCTCGATCTGCATGTAAAGCTGCATATCGGCAATGACGCTGACCTGGAACTCGAACTTGAACCTGCGGCTCATGGAGTCGTTCAGCCACTCCTCCTTAATAGGTGCCTTGAGCAGAAACTTGTCAAGGTGCGTCTTGGAGGAGAAGTAATAGCGGTAGCCGTTTCTCGAAGTACAGAGGGGCGAACTGGAAACATCGTAGTAGACGCCGTTTACCGTGGGCTTCTGCATTACAGGCCCTCCTCGTACTCCACAGCCACGGTAATGACGGTCTCGATCTTGAAAATGCTCATCTGCGGATGGTCGGCCTCAATCGAATCTATGTAGTTGATAAATTCCTTAGCAGTTTGGAATGTGCTGAACTTCATAGCAGAATCAACATCAAACACTGTAGAATATGAGTTCTTGTAGAGGGAGGACAGATACTTATTATTCTCGGTAAACTTGATGAAGTACATGGTTTCCATTTTCGTTTCCTTTCTGAACAAATTACTTGTCTATAATGATGGATGCTCGCCATCCATTACCATTTTCCTCTATGATGATATCGAAATTCCGAGGGAAGTTTACGCTCAAATGCTCGCCAGCCATATAGCCCTCGATGTACGCTGATTCAGTGGGGTCGTCATAAGTTGAAATTCGTGAAAGCCCATGGAAGGAATGGGCCATACCTTGGGCATATGCTTCAGCGTGGTAAATGGAGTCGGCTTTGAAGTCGTGCTGGTAGATATATCTTCGCGTATCACTCCCAGGTTTCGGAATCGACTTCACCTTCAGGGTGTATTCATGACTGCAACTCGTCATCATACCCACCATGTGAACTTGAGGTTAAATGCCGCTTCATCTTCTATCCTTTCTAGTCGGTGGACGAAGTTCGTCCCTGGTCTTACTTTTGACTTCTCCGCTGCGAGCAGTCCAGCGGTAAAAGCGTTATTTTGTTCATTGCTCATGCTGTGGTTAGGATAGGCCACAATGGAATCGAAACCTGCGCACATACCCTTTGCAAAAGCGTCCGCATAGTAAAATCTGGCAGTATGCAACTTGAAGACAATGGATGACTCAACACCGTCCTCTGTATCGACAATAGAGTAGGGTTGCGAATCGCAACCTACGCCATCGACAGAATGCCTTAAAAACTGGAAAAGCGCGGAATCTGATGGTTTTGAGAGATCGAAGTCTGTTCCCTTCTCAAATTCAGGTGCCGTTACGACTACGACATTGGAAACATATTCCCGCTTCTCGCTGTCGTTCATGATTGAAACCTTCATTTCATTCCTCCTTCTAGACCAGCAAGATGAACAGCGACCACTCGGCGGCGCAGAGAAGCCCAGTCGCCAGCAGCTTCTCCCACCACCTCTGCTTGCCGAAGCCTATTGTAGCAGCCGCACACGCAATCAAAACCATTGAGAAAATCAAAATCCTCACAACCTTCACAACCGAAGGGAAGGGCTGGAAATCCCAGCCCTTCCAAAAGACACGCCCTACAGGTCGATATCGAAGGTGAGCATGGAGCCGTTCTTGACGGGCACCTGCTTGATGAGGCACGGCAGCGGCTCGTCCCACGTCGGCGCGCCGAACACCTGGATGGCATTCTTCACGGCGTTGAAGATGCCAGCGGAAACGGCCTGGTACGCCTTGCCCTTGTCATCGATGAGAACGACGCGCGGCGCTTCCTCCAACTCGCCCGTCTCCTCGTTGGCAAGCTCGATGATCTCGACCAGAACGTCCTTGACGTTGATCGTCTTGTTGATCATGTCGCCCACTTTGTGCTCGGGGTTGTTCATGGCGTTGTAGACCTTGGCCTTGGTGGCGCGGTCGCCACCCTGCACGGAGCAGAACACAGTAGATGCGTTCTCGCTCAGCTCCTGGCTCAGATTGACCTTCTCCATCGCATTCACTTCGGACATAACGTCCTCCTTCGTTTCCTGCGGCTCCAGCCCGTTGACTGGAATTGATTGACCGCATGACAGCCGACTGGCGAGTTAGCGGGCCAGTCGGCTGGCTGTGGTCAATCAGAGCTACTCCTGATCTTCGGCGGCTTCGCCCTTGGCCTTGCGCTCCACGGGGACGGCGATCTTCATGAACTCGTCCATGTCCACGCCGTAGACCTCGCTCTTGACCGTCTCGATGGTGACCTCGGTTCCGCGCGGAACGTCCACCCCTGCGGCCTTGAGCGCCTTGCGGGCGTCGGCCTTGGTCGCGTGGGTGCCCGTGAACTCGGCGGTGCCCAGGACGTCGGCATGGGGCTGGCCGTCCTGGAAGGACAGCTTCACGGCGGTGGCCTTGTAGGTCTCGATGGTGCGGGTGATCATCATTTTGAATCTACCTTCTTTCTTGGTTGCTTTGTTCCCGTGGGAACATTTTACTACTGTACTTTGACCCGAACGGTGAGGAATCGAGAATTCCCGATTCCTCACACGATCTTCACAACTTGTAAGGTTTGTAACCCTTATCTAGCAAATCGGCGACTTTTTCAGCGGCCGCTCCCAATTCATTAGCAACTCCTGAAGCATAGGGGCACAATTCTAAAGTTGTCAAAGTATCACTAGACCGCATCACCCTAAACGGGCAATCCTTGCACTCATCGAAAAAATTGCAAATATTGGTAACAATTTTAGCATCCATGATATTACCTCCTTAAAAATCAATGTTTCTGCGAACAGGACAATAGGCTCGGGCATAATCCCTATATCCCTGTTTGAATGCCAGCGTGTGGCCATGCAAACTAGTCTCGGACTTTATCTTTACCTGTTTGCGACCGTGGCGGAATCGGTCTCTCCTGGCCGCCCTGCGGCCCGCCGCGAACTCATCGGTCATAGCGTGCATCTACCCAACCACCTTCCAACCGTCGAATTCCATAACAACGACCTCTATCTTGGTTCCCCAGACCCTCGGATTGAGCATCTGGGCAGCAGCATGGGCCTGGGCCTTCCCTGGGTCGTGGAAGAACGCCAGCAGGCACGTACCGCCGTCCTCGTCCGTGCTCGTGACACGGTAGACTAGGCGCTTGCACTTCGCTTCAAAGAGCATATTTTCTCCTTTCGGGCATCGTTGACAATGCAGCGCGCCGCCGAATAGATCGTTCTTTCCAACCAATACAATTCAACGTACTCGGCAACTCGGCGAGCCACGTAATCCCAAAATTCACCGTCCGTTTCGTAAACGTCCGTGCGGATATTCTCGCATAAGCCCACGTCCTTATGATCTTTGCGATAGTACAGCGTTCCCGTCGTCGGTGTATTCTGGACGAACCTGAAAGCATCGTCGGCAACGAACACCCCGCAATTAGGCAATGAGTACAGTTCATACTCAACTGCTCCACGATAGCAAACTCTGGCGTCGTGTATATCTTCGTATATCTCACTTGCGCCTTTTCCCATAACATACCACCTTCCCATTCGGCAGCGCACTGCATTGTTCTTCAATTCAATCGTGCAACGTGGGCAGCTATTGATCGTTTTTCTAGTATTTCCTACTATTGAACTCTACGGGCCTATTCGTTAAAGTTGAAATAAAATGCAAGTGATTATCATCGTCGTACCATGGGCGCATATATACATCATAACCCACAGCTAGATGATAGCCGAACGAACCATCCTTGAACGCTTTGCGCATTTCTCTAGCGCAAAGATCAGTGATCGAAGTGCAGTCTTGAATGAAGGCATGGACGTGTTCCCATGTTGTAATTGAGTAATCATACCTCGGCAACATATAGATCTCGCCATCACAGTAGATAGCTACGATGCTTTCATATGATTTCAACGCTAAGGCATATGGTGTGCAAATATGCCGCACCTCGTCAAAACGATGTTCCTCAATTACAACATCCGAAAGTTCCAACACCTCGGCAGACATATGACGCAGTTTCATGATTCACCTACTTACCATAGCTGCCCACGTTGCACGATCAGCGCGGCCCATGGTATACGCCCGTAAGCGTATACCATGGGGTTAATCGTACAACTCTACGTCCCAGTCGTTAGCGATGGAACGGAGGGCATCACTCCAATCGTCAAGGCTAAAATACTTTGCCAACTCTGCTATAAGCACCTCAGCACCCAACGATTCAATTAGAAGCTCCTCGTTACAATCGGTTGTATAAGCTGCACTTTGATAATAACCCATGATAGTAACCTCCTTATATTGATGGTGTACACCATGGGCCGCGCTCGCATACCCTTATAGGTGGTAGC